ACGCTAAAGCAAACCAGCGCAGTCATATCTGCTACGAACCCGGAATATCAAACAACCGTGCTTGTAAACAACACGCAAGACATAAATGGCGGCCCAGCCGATATTAGTAGCCAGTCCATTACCTTTACCTGCAACAGCCCAATCGTTGTAGATACAACAGCATAATTAACTAAGAACAGGGGCTAACAAATGGCTAAGTTAAAGATCACTAGGGCCGATGGCACAATATCTGAGCATCAGATAACGCCTTCGATCGAATATGCGTTTGAGTTATATGCAAAAAAAGGTTTTCATAAAGCCTTTAGAGATGACGAAAAGCAGTCGGATGTTTATTGGTTAGCGTGGGAGTGCATAAGAGCTGGCGGCGAAACCGTGCCGATGTTTGGCGCAGAGTTCTTAAAGACACTTAAAAAGGTTGAGGTTCTGGATGATGACCCGGAACTATAGGGCGTGACTCGTTTACTTACTTGATCGCACGGATCAGTTTGGAAACGGGTATCGCGCCCAATGATTTACTAGCACTAGACAGCAGGATGTTTGCAGCATTATTACAAGCAATGAAAGATCGAGCTAAAGAGGTAAAAGATGCCACAAGTAGAAATACGCGGAAACGCTGATCTAATTAAGGCTTTACGCGCATTTACACCAGATCTTGAAAAGCAAATGCGGCTAGAAATTAAAGCAGCGTTAATGCCTGTGGTAACAAAGGCTAGAGGTTTTGTACCTAGCCAATCTCCTATGAGTGGCTGGGAAGCGCGTCCTTTTTCTGAGGCGCGCTTTCCTGTATTTAATTACAACACAATAACCCAAGGCATAGTTTTAGAAAATAAAGTCAGTAAGCGTGATGCCAACGGATTTAGTTCAATGGCTAGAATTCTTAACAAGTCTCCAGCCGGCGCAATTTATGAGACCGCTAGACGGCCACAAAATTGGGTAGGTCCAAAAGCATCAGGTACATCTAAAGGTGTAAGCCGATCAGTAAACCCAGGCGCAGGCCAACAATTTATTAACAATTTAGGCATAGTTACTCAAAGTGCTAAAGGTCAAGGCCGTTTTATATATCGTGCATGGGCTCAAAGTCAGGGAGTAGCAGAAGGCGCAGCTAGAAAAGCTATAGATTCAGCAGTTAAAGAATTTTATGCTCGCAATAAAATGCAAGCATTTAGTAAGGCTGCATAATGGCATTTCCAGGTATTTATATTGGTTCAACCTTTGATGCTAAAGGATTTAAACAAGCTGAATCGGCTGTAGATAAATTAGGCAAAAACGTAAAAAATTTAGCTAAAACATTTGGCTTAGCACTTGGTACTGCAGCCGTTGTTAAATTTGGAAAAGCATCTGCTAAAGCGTTTATGGAAGATCAAGCGGCGGCTAACCGCCTTACAACAGCTGTTAAAAACCTCGGTTTAGGTTTCGAGGATGAACGCATTAAAAATTTTGTTTCAATTATTGAGGCACAAACAGGCGTACTTGATGACAAATTAAGGCCAGCTCTACAGTCTTTATTGACCACTACAGGATCCGTAGCTAAATCACAGGAATTATTAAAACTGGCTATAGATGTGGCAGCTGGCAGCGGAGAAGATTTAGCTACGGTTGCCAATGATTTATCTCAAGCTTATGTAGGTAATACTAAAGGACTTAAAAAATATAACTTAGGTTTATCGCAAACAGAATTAAAAGCTGCGTCATTTAATGACGTGCAAACAGCCTTAAATAAACAATTTAGCGGATCTAATGCGGCTTACCTAGATACATACGCTGGCCAAATGGACTTGCTTGGTGTCAGTTTTGCCAATATGCAGGAAACTATAGGTAAAGGTTTACTAGATAGTTTTGCTTTATTAGCAGGCGATGGTGGAATAGGCGCTGCTACTAGCGCAATGGATGAGTTTGCTACAAAAACTAGCGATGCTATTTTTGGCGTAGCTACATTATTAGATAAATTAAATACTAAGTTTGGTACATTTGGTGGACGTAGTATTGGCGAGATCCTTTACGCTTCACTTGGCGGCGGGTTTATTGACGCACTTGCTAAAATTGGTAGTGATGCTAAAATAAAGCCTAAGCCATTTAGTACACCTATGACCCTTTCAGGGCAAACCGACTTAGATAGTCAAGCAAATAAAAAACGGGCAATAACTGAGGCTGCAGCTGCTAAACGTGCTAAAGAACTAGCAGCTTTACAAAATAAAACGGCTGAAACAGCGGCTAAACAATTAGCAGCTGAAAAGAAACGCTTACTATTAGAAAAGGCCAAAGTTGCCTTGACTAAAGCAGCAGCTACCTTTGACCTTAACAAGATTCAGATAGCAGCTGCGCTACGGGCTACCTACGACAAAGATGAACGCTTACGCTTATTGGCTATGCAGGAGATTGAGAACGATAACGGCGAAGCTGCGCTTGCTTACATTAAGCAACTAAACCTGCTGACTGCAGAACAACAAACTAACAAATTAGCCGGTATCAAGACCATAAGCGAAACCGAACTTAACTACATTAACCAGCTGTTACTTGATGAACTGCAGCGCATTAAAACTACAAAGATGAGTGAGTCCGAGGCTGCGGAAGCTCGCCAGGCTGCCTACGCTAAGTACAACGCAGCCATCCAGCAATCAGGCGGCTTAGCTGAGGCTAATTTTTATAGTGAAAAAACCCAGTTAGAAACACTGCAAATTGCTAAACTTGCATCCCTAGATACGGTTGCAGCAGCTCAGGCCACAATGGATATTCTTAATTACACTACACAGGTAGATATTATTGCTCGTGTAGCAGCTGCCCAAGCGTTAGCAGATGCCGCAAAGTACAAGGCGTTACAGGATTACCTAGCTTTGCTTGCCACACCTATTAACCCGCCTGTGCTCGTACCATCTGGGCCAAGAAAACCTGAGTTTGGAATAGGCGGCCAGCCTATCTATCCTGAAGGTGGCGGTTTTGCCGATTACATGGGAACTGCAACTACTTCTAGCTCAGGTGGATCTGTAGATAACTCAGTAACTATTGTAGTTGAAGGATCAGTATTAGATGGCGATGACTTCAGCGACATCATAAATAGAACTATGCTAAACAATATACGGCGCGGTTTTGCACAAAGCCCAGCAGGGGCGTTGCCATGACCGTACCTACAATTAACGCGATCATAAATTTCAGCACCGGGCCAAGTTTTGCTCAGGCCATGATTTTAAATTCAGGTTTATTAGATACTAATATCTTGGCAGACTCAGCTGCCGTAATTGTGGATGTAAGCGATGTAGTTAACAGCGTAAATATAAAGCGCGGTCGATCAGCTACAGCCGATGAGTTTCAAACTGGCAGCATGACCTTGCGCATCGTGGACCAAACAGGCGCGTTCAATCCCCAAAATTTAGGCTCGCCCTACACGGGCCTACTAGACCCTATGCGTAAGGTGCTTATCTCAGCTACTTACAACAATATCGTTTACCCGATGTTTAGCGGATTTATTACTAGCTATACAACCACTACCCCTAAAAATGCTACCGATGTTGTGTACACGGATATAACTGCAGTCGATGCCAGCCGCTTAGCGCAAAATGCTCAGATCAGTACCGTTACAGGTGCAAGTGCAGGTGACCTAAGTGGCACAAGAATTAATCAGATCCTTAATACAATCTCATGGCCTAATTCTATGCGCGATGTAGATGCAGGTTTAACTACTTTGCAGGCAGATCCCGGCACAGCTCGTACAGCCTTAGCAGCCCTGCAGACAGCCACTAATAGCGAATACGGTGCAGTCTATGTAGATGCATCTGGATCGTGGGTATTCCAAGATCGCACGGTAACTACTACAAGCATTGATGGTGCACCTACAGTATTTAACGATGACGGCACAGATATTAGCTATTTTAATGCGACATGGCGGCTAGATGACACCCTTGTATTTAACCAAGCTAACGTAACCCGTACTGGTGGCACGGTTCAATCTGCTACTAACGCAGCTAGTGTTACAAAGTATTTCGCCCATACTTATAATCAGCAGAACTTACTCATGCAGACTGATGCAGTAGCCCTGGACTATGCGCAGGCATATGTTGCAAGCCGTGCGGAAACCAGCGTTAGATGTGATGCCATCGAGCTTGACCTATACACAGACAATTACAACACAGGCATATTAGCTGCCCTTGATCTTGATTTCTTTGATCCTGTAACTATTACTACTAACCAACCAGGTGCATCTACCCTTACAAAGACTTTACAAGTTTTCGGCGTGGCACATAGCGTTACCCCGAATAAATGGCGCACTACCTTTACTACACTTGAACCCGTGATAGATGGGTTTATATTGGATTCAACCAATTATGGCGTACTTGATACGTCTGTATTAAGTTACTAAGGAGATAAGAAAATGGCTAAACAGACGTTTACAACTGGTCAGGTGTTGACTGCTGCACAGATGACTAGCTTGCAACAGACGGCTATGGGCGGTGGTTCAACTACGGCTAAGACCGTCAGCTACACGCTAGTAGCTGCCGATGCTGGCACGGTGATTCAGATGAACAGCGCAAGTGCCACAACCATTACAGTCAATACTTCGCTATTTGCTGCTGGCGATACCGTACAAATTCAAAATATAGGCGCAGGCGTTTGCACGGTAACGGCTGGTACAGCCACGGTTAATACAGCCGGATCACTTGCTCTAAGTCAATATGAAGGCGGCCAACTTTATTTTAATACAACAAGTGCGGCTTTCTTTTTTGATATTGTGCAACCAGCAACCAGTTTTAATACAAATAACAATTATGTAGCGACATCACAATCAACCACATCAACAAGTTATGTAGGTTTAACTACAGCTCAAGCAATTACAGTTACAACAGGCACAAAAGCTTTAGTGTCTATCTCAGCTACTTTTGAAAATGCAGCAGGTGCAAATGTGGGCGCGCGTATGAGCTTTGCGATCTCAGGTGCTACAACTGTGGCGGCGGCCGATCAATTTTCCGTAGGCATGCCTTTCTTGGCCAGCGGCGGCGGTAATGCACAATTAAAATACGGTGCGACATTTCTTGTTACTGGTTTAACAGCTGGATCAAATGTTTTTACAGCACAATTTAAAAAAGGTGGCGGAGATACACCAGGCTTTGCAGAACGCACAATTAACGTAGTAGATCTAGGGAGTTAATTAAATGGCAATCACATCTAAAAATATAAACCTTTTGCAGCTTGATAATGAATTAGGCGGTAAAGGTTTAATTGCTGATTTTAATGATGACAAGAAAAAATTAATCTTGCCATCGGAAAACTCAGACGTTACGGAATCAGAACTTGAGGCTGCTATTGCTGCGCATGTAGCAAAATCTAGTGAACTTAGCATTGAGGATAAACTGGCAAATGCTGGCTTATCTATTGCCGACCTGAAAGCCGCACTAGGCTTGTAATGACAGCAATCAGTTATAACGGCTGGCCAGCTTCTAAAGATGTTGAGTCGATCCGTATCAAGTCTTACCCGATCAAGGGCAGCCATGTAAAGCTGCGCTGCGCCTATTTTGCTGCTCCCCTACTGGTTGCCTTTGCTGAGGATTTTAACGAGCTGATTGAGCCGATCGATGGCGGTAATGATGATTTTGGATACTGCTATAGAGATGTTAGAGGCGTACCAGGCAAACTTTCAAACCATAGTTCGGGTACTGCCTTGGATCTTAATTCCAGCCGTCACAAATTAGGGCAAATTGGTACGTTTCCAGCTGAACAAGTGCCAATGATTCAGGCATTAGCTAAAAAGTACGGCCTAGTGTGGGGTGGCGATTACAAAAATCGCAAAGACGAGATGCATTTCGAAATTGGCATAGACCCCGTAAAGGCTGCCAAGTTAATAGAGAAATTAGGGCTGGAGTACGACCAACCTAAAGGGCAAATAGGAGTACAACCATGAAAGAGCAACTACAGGCCGCTGGCCTGTCATACCTACGTCACGCTGCCACCTGCGCAGCTGCGCTTTATATGTCTGGGGTTACTGATCCTAAGACCCTGGCTAATGCTTTCCTAGCTGGCCTAATTGGGCCGCTACTGCGCGCACTAAACCCGTCAGATAAATCTTTCGGCGTAAAATAAAAGGAGAATAAAAATGGGACCAGTACAGTTCAATGTGCATAACGAGACAAAGTACGACCTGAAAGTCCAATCATCAAATGGCGCAACTGCCGAAGCTGTAGCAGGTGCATCGACTACTTTAGACTTTACCCCTGATGACACAAATATTACTAACGCTATGCGCTGGTATGCCGATGGCATCTGCATCTTGCAGGGTTCTGTTGCCTGGTCAGCTGGTGGATCAGGGGCAGACGATGGCTGGACTACTAGCAATATTATCTGCATGAGTGGCGAGATGAACGGCGTGCCATTTTCAGGATGTAATGAAGGCTGGGTCGAGCTGCAGCCATACAACCTAATGGCCAACGGCGGCGAAGTAACCGTCACTTATAC